GTGGAAATTGATGGAAAAATATGGGATATTAAAAGTGCATCACCATACTCATTTGATAAAAAGTTTGGAGAAGCAGGTGGATTTAGTGAAGTTGCTAGAGAAGATTCCTTTGGTTATGTATCACAAGGATTTTTATATGGGGAGAGTCAGAAAAAAAAGTTTGGTGGGTGGATTGTAATTAATAAATCTACTGGTGAGTGGGCAGTTTGTGAAACACCTACAGAACATGAAGAGTATAAGAAGACAGCACTAGATTCTGTTAAGAATAATTTTAAAGCAATAGACAAAGGTGAACCTTTTAAAAGATGTTATGATGATGTGGCAGAAACTTTTAGAAGTAAACCTACAGGTAATAGAGTTTTGGGTTTTGTATGTTCATACTGCCCGTACAAACTTCCTTGTTGGGGAAGAGATAAATTGCAGTTGTTACCACAGCAGCAATCTAAAGGTAAGAATCCGAAATGGGTTTGGTACACTTCTGTAACAAATCCAAAAGAGGAGACTAAAGAGTATGGTGGGGAGTAGTTTGAGGGGTCTGTTTCTCACCATCTCTTATTATGTTGTACTTTATAATATACAAAAATAAAAAGGAGAAAGATTATGAAACGTTTACAAATGTTATTTTTGACAATGAAAAAGAAGCTAATGAGTTTGGTAAAAAAAGTATGAAAAGAGGATTTGAGCATAAAGTAATAGATTATAATAAAGAAAATGTAGATAAATACTGGTATAAATGACAAAGAAAAAAGAAAATTTTAATCTAGTAAATTCTCTCAAGGTACTAGTTAGTCCTTGGCAAAAAGGTTTTACTTGTGGTATAGTTATGGATAGTAAATCTAAAATGACTACCGAAGAATACGAATTATGTTCTACAATAGCTAGAGGCATGATAAAGATGGCAACTACTGACCCCCATTCAACGTTTCTGTGGGGACTCCGTGGATTTGCAGAAGATAAAAAGAAAGGATCAAAAGATCTTAGCATTAGTTCTGTTGCAGAATTTGATGAAGAATCTAATGTTGTAGATTTTCTTGAGTATCTAAAAAAGAAACGAGACAAGGAGTTAAACTAGTGGCAACACATTTAGTTATGGGTGACCCTCATTGCACACCCAAAGCAAGCAATGATAGATTCTTATGGGCAGGTAAACTTGCACACGATCTAAAACCTAACACCATAGTATGTATGGGAGACTTTTCAAGTATGGATTCTTTATCTAGTTATGACAAAGGTAAGAAACAATTTGAAGGTAGAAGATACAAGAAAGATATAGATCATGCTCATGATGCATTAGAAAAGTTTAATAAAGGTCTCAATGGTAGACGACCAAGAAAAATCATGTTACTTGGTAATCACGAAGATAGGATAGATAGAACAGTAGATGACATACCAGAACTTGAAGGTACAATTAGCACAGACGATTTTAAATTTGAAAAATTTGGTTGGGAAGTTTATCCATACCAACAGCCTGTTAATGTTGATGGTATATACTATTGCCATAATTATCCTACTGGTGTCATGGGGAAGCCTATTAGTGGGGACAATGTTGCTCGTTCTCTTCTCTTAAAAAATAAAGTATCTTCTACTGTAGGACATATACATACATTTGATTATGCTATGTGTGCCCTACCATCTGGTAGAAAATTAATGGGTCTATCTGCAGGATGTTACTTGCATCATAAGGAAAACTATGCTAAAGCTACTCAACAGATGTGGTGGAGTGGATTGGTAGTTAAGCGTAATGTATCTAAAGGTGAGTACGATCTAGAGATGATAGAGTATAATACAATTAGGAGAAAGTATGGTAAAAAGTAAAAGAACATATGTATCTTTAAAAGAACATGGTCATGATATGTCTTATGAGAATGAGAGAAAACATGATAATGTACATTCACCTTCTCATTATAAACATGGTAAAAAAGAAACTATAGAAGTTATAAGAGACTGCACAACTAGTGATGAGTATCATGGATATCTTAAAGGTAATGTTTTAAAATATGTTTCTCGTTATAAATTTAAAGGAGAACCTTTAGAAGATTTACAAAAAGCTAGTTGGTATTTAAATAGACTAATAAAGGAGGTCAACAATGGGGCAAGTTAAACAAGCAATACTAGAAGTAGAAGACTTTGTTTCTGCATGCGTTAGGGATGGTAGAACTCTTAATCAAACTATAAGAGATGCTAGAGAATCTAAAGCTGCAAAACATAATCCATATCTTGATGATGAAGATATGGTAGAAAATAAATATTATCAATTTAAAGGAGCATGGTAATGAGTATTAGAGAGTCAATGATAAAAGCGTTAAGAAAAAAATATGAAGCAGATGTAGAAGAAGCTAAAGCAACTGCTGAAATATACCTTGAAAGACCTGTAGGTATAGGTGAACACCCGCAGTTTATACAAGAGTTAGATAAGTTAATGAGTAAAATAGCTGAAGCAGAAGATAAATTAACAATAGTAAATCAGCGTTTTGATTTAGATATGCCATTTTAATAGGAGGAAATATGACAGATGAGAAACCAAAAATACAGCAACCAACAGTAACACCAAGAACATATCTTGTAAGTTCAGAACAACTAATGGATATTATGAGATATTTAATGACTAGACCATATGGAGAAGTAGTTAAACTTATGAGTTCCTTATCTGCTCTTACACCATATAATTCAGGTGGGGGGAAAGATGACGGAAAAAAATAATTTAGATAAATACACTGGTATACTATTTGAATTGAAGATTGGTTTAAACAGAGACAATGCTATAGTTATAGATTATGGAGGTAAACCTGTAGGTAAAATAAGAGAAGCATTAAAAGGTTTTCCCTATCAAGCTAATCTATGTGCAGCTGTAATAAATCACGCTAACTCAATGGGAAAGAAAATACAAGATGATATTAAAGAAATTATACAAAAGATATAAAGTTTTAGTAGTACAAAAAAAAAGACACCCAGAGTAAATTCTCTGTGTGTCTTGTTGTTGCTCGCTGAGGGGGAGTCTTTACGGCTCCCCTTTTTTTATTTTATATTAACAGTTCCAGGCTCTAAGTGCTTTGTTAATTCTACTATTAGGATCTCTTGCTGTCTTAGCAGATGTAAGTTTTTTCTTCATACCTTTCATTCTTGCACAAAAACTAGCTCTTCTTTTATTACCAACTTTTTTACTAGGTGCTTTAAGATTGCCCCCAGTTGCCCTATTATAAGAATCACGACCTTTTTTATTAAGGCCACCTGATGGATTTTTACCTTCTTTTCTTTGCCATGCTGGTGTTTTAGACATTACGCAAAACTCCTATATTGTTTTACTTTTTTTGCAATGTTCTTCGGTTGTTTCACAAACTGTTTTCCCTTCTTTGTTCCTTGGCGTTTTGCTTTTGTCGTTGCCGCATACTCCGCAGACGATAGATTCTTGATAGCTTTCTCTGGCAAATATCTTTCCCCAGTCACCGAAGATTTCTTCCCAGATTTTGTTCTCCATTTTTGTTTTCCCCAAGCTTTAAGTGATCTTTGACTTTTTGATAATGCCATTGTTATTTTTCTTCCTTATTTTTGCCAAGATTTTAAAGTCTTGATTATCTAATTTTTTATTTTTATTAAAATCTAATTTATGCTGTTTACCTTTTATCTTTACCATGTTTATATTTTTCCTTCCAATAATTTTTTCTTTGTAGTAATCTAACGTTGTGCTCTATAACATCTATACCTAAGATTTTTTTAATAAAAGCTATCATGATGTATAACCACCACCTGCTTTTTTATATGCTTTAGCTAGTGCTTGAGCTTTTCTTGCAGACCATTTGCCTGCACCTGTACCATGAGAAGCCTGTGCTTTAATTCTATTAAAGATTCGTTTTCTCATTCCAGGTTTTGTATAGTTTCCTGCTTTATTTACTGCCATCCTTTATCTCCTTATATTCATAATCATAACTTCCTTCCTGTACTTCATCTGTAATCCATTTAGAAGTATCTTCTACGGACCAAATTTTAGTATTGACTAGTCTATGTATGAGAGGTTTGCTAGGGTCAGCTGCCATAGAAGGATCAAAGATCCTTAGCCTATTGTTGGGTTGAATTGCGTAATTACCATCGTCTAATTCTATTACATGTCCACATTTATGTTGATCTGGTTTTTCTGCATAACCAAAATCTAATTCATTATAGTCACCAGCACACCAGTCAATTGTAAATAAATATGTACCTTCTCTTTGTTTTTTTCTCCTAGATGTATATATCATTTTACAACCATCTAGTTGATAAAATTTTGTAACACTAACATTATAACTAAAAGAATCCCATAGCATTAATTCATTTAAAGGTAATTCTTTTACATCAGGTTTTTTACAAAATGCTGATATAGGTGCTCTCCACCATATACCACCATCTGTCATCATATAATGAAACAAAGGTACTTGCTTAGGTATAGATGTAAAACCAAATACTACGCATTCAAAATATTTATCGTGTGAATCTTTTTGATCCCTAAGATAGTTACCACGAACATAACACTCTATTGGTGGGATATTAGCATTAAGATACATTAATTTGCTAATGGATTTTTACTTGTCTCTTTTAATTCTTGTATATCTAATTTTAAAATTTCTATTTCTTTAGTATTAATTAGTATGTCTGTGTTTTCGTGCTTATGTGATGTATCATGACTATGTTCTGTATTATGTGTATGTTTAGTATCATGTGTATGTGTCATATCCATATTCTCAAGAGCATTTACTTTCTCTTCAAGCACTGCAATTTCTGATGAAAAATCTTTTGATTCTTTTTTTTCTATTTCATTTAATTTAGTAGTTATTTCTCCATATTTAACAAAGCCACCACCTATAGCAACAATAGCTGCTATTAAGGCTGCGATACCCGCTAGTTGTTCTTTTAGTTTACCCATTTTTTAATACCTCTAGTTCTAATAATAATTGGTTTCTTTCTATAGTTATTTGTTGTAATTTATCTTCTCTAATTTTTACAGGATCACTACCAATATAACTATTTAAATTAATATCAGCATATACTTGTCTTAAATCCTCTATTTGCAATTGGTCTAAATAAATATTTTCGCTTTTGTAGAAGGGTACATTATATACATCAAGGGATGCTTGGTCACTTGCCATAGCATCTAACTTAATAATATTTTTTATCTGTAAATTTTTTGATATATCTTTAATATCTTTATCTACTTTTTCCATAACTTTTACCAGGTTATCCTTGATTGCTTTTTTCTGTTGTATTTTTTCTTGTTTGGCAAGCTTCTTAGATGAAATAGTGGATTTCTTAGAAGTCTTGCTAGAAGGTTTCTCTTCTTTAACTTCTCTTTTTTCTTCTTCATTATTCTCTTTTGCTATTTCTTCTCTTGGCTTTTCTTCTTCTTCAACTACACTTTCTTCTTCTTTTATTTCAGCAGGTTCTTCTTCTGCCGTTTCTTCTTCAGGCATACTAGCCATTCTTGTAGGCTCTTCTTTAATTACTTCTTCTCCAGATTCTTCCTCGGTTGATTCCATAAATAAGGGTCTGGGTTCTGCAAATTCTTCTTTCTCTTCATTAAATGTCTCCTCTTCTTTAGAAACCATAGGTAAGAAGCTTGCAATAATTTCTGTTGTCTCCTCATATATCTCTTCTTCTTCTGGTGGTGGTAATAATGTAAAGAATTTTGTACTAATCTCTTCTTCAAATATTTCTTCTTCAATCATCATTTCTTCTTCCATTATTATCTCTTCCATTATTTCTTCTGGCATTTCTTCAACGATCATAATAACAGGTTCAAAGTATAATTCTTCTTCTGGAAACATTTCCTCCATAGGAGGTTCTTCTATATATGCAATTAACTCTTCAAATATTTCTTCTATCTGCGTAAAAGTAAACTCTTCAAATATTTCTTCTTCTAAGTTTTCAAATATTTCGTTTATCTCTTCTACAATTTCATTAGCTATAACAGTATTATCATATGTCATAGTAACAGATATATTGTCTACATTAGTTCCACCTAAATATGCAGGAGCATTTGCATCAGATCCTGATATAGTTATATTTCCTATATTAGATCCTGTACCAGTATATATTAATGTATCTGTAAAATTTGCTCCATCTATTCCAGTAACATCAGTTCTAATTGTAGTAGTTGTAGCTAATACATTACCATCTGCATCTTCTATAGTTAATACATTAGTAAATGTATCTGCTTGACCTTGCCCACCCCAACACCCAGTGACACTGCACTCGCCATTCTGTGCTTCAATTGTTGAATTTAATGTAATACCATTATTCAACATATCTTGAGTTATAATATCAGATGATAGATTAAAATCTTGTGTTATAGAACCACTATCACCAAACTCTAAATCATAGTTGCTAGGAACATTATTAAGTTCACAGCAATCATTTAATACCTGTACATCACCAGAGGTAGTCCAACTATTACTATTACCAGTTTCAAAGTTACCGTTAGTAACTAGATTACCTGTGGTTATCTCTTCTGCTGAAGTTGTAAGGGTTAATATCGTCAGCAAAAGTATTGACACTATGTATCGCATAAGCAGTAATTCCTATTAAAATTATATAAATCATTCTAGTATTAACGAAGTTATTTTCTTTTCGCCCATATAAATTTCAACATTTGCCTTAGATTGTAGGCATTTGTAGACAACTCTATCGCCAGGACTCTTGTCCTTCATAGCATAACGCTTGGCTTTAAGACATTTTGAAAGGCTATCTTGTATACGATGCTCTACAATTTTATGATCTTGTATAAGTAAAAGTGCAAAAACTAATTCTATCATCAGTGACCGTTTCCATTTCTAATTAATGTTTCTATATCAACTTGTAGTTTAGATACTTTT